CGCCGAATCCGTAGTGGACTCGTCGACACCGTAGATCGTCAGACTCGAAGCCTGATACGGCATTTCCCAAGGGTTATTGGGCATGTCGATGACACGGAAGTTCGACAGCATCGCCTTCTGCTTCTCAATGTCCGTATACAGCTGACGCTGCAGGACTGCCGGAACAAGAGTCGCAGTATCGGTCGTATCGAGAGCCTTCTGGATCACGCGGGGATCGTACTCAAGACCGCGCTGATCGTAATAGGCCTTTGCAAGCGCTGTAGCACTCATGGCTGAGGGCTGCTTACCAGCAACCTTCACAGCAAGCCACATGTCAGCGGCCAACTGCGGGGGAACCGCAACAGGCTCGTCCGGTGGGGCATCGATCTTGGCAGCTAGTTTAGCGTGGGCACCGATCTGTGCGTCCACGATCTCATCGACGAGCTTACGAAGGTTGCTGGACTTAATGTCCGCACCCTCTGTAGCCGCCTTCTTGGCGGCAGCCAACTTCTTAAGCTGATCAAACGCCTCATCGGCAGTCATTCCCTGATCAACAAGGGCCTTCTCGAGAGCGTCCATCCCTCACCTCACCTTTATTTCCAGGCCTTGCCGGCCAGGTACTGCAAACGCTCATCGATGTAATGAGCAATCTGCTCCGACGGATCGTCATCTTCTATAGTATCAGCTCTCTGACTCAAAAGAGCAACAGCGTCTTCCTTAGTCAGTCCGAGTTCCGAAAGTCTTTCTCGAAGATCGACTTTTGCATCGTCTCCGATTTCGTCTTGGGACTTCTTGACTTCGAGGGCCTCACCTTCTTGAGCGTCTTTACCTTCATCTTCTGCCGTTTCATAAGCAACCAGCTTAAGTCGTAGTTCCTCGATGACCTTAGTGCTCTCGACGCACTTTTCACATTCCACCTCGTGCCTCACCTCCTCAGCCTTACTTGACTGAAGAAGTTCATCCAAAACCTCTTCAGGCTCTTTACCTGTCGTCGCGATGCTCATGTAATCCAAGAACTTCTCATAAGCGTTGCGCAACGCATTAGGATTGGCAGGAATCGGAACACCAGAAAGCTCGAGGAGCTCCCACTCGAGGAACTTGTAGGCAGGGGGCCACATAGGCTCACCAGCGTCATCTAGACGCCTCTCTGCCTTATGGGCAATGAACCCTATACTAACGGCGTGCAAATACCCTTCCTTGTACTTGCGGTACACCTCCATTGCAAAGGGGTCCTTGACATCAAACTGGATCTTGAAGTCCGCACCGACGCCAGAGATCTTATCGACGCTAAGAGCCTTCCCAATAGGCAGGGTCGCGCCAGCATGATCATGAGCCCAGAGGAACAAAGGGTTCTTAGAGAAGTTCTTGAAGTCGCCCCCATCAGCAACAACAACGTCGCCTGAGCGATCCTCATCCTCAGTAGTGCCCCGAAAGGTCAAAACCTTAGCTTCCTCATCGAACTCTTTAACCACAAAATCAGCGTAGTAGTTCTTAAAGCCCAGCTGATCCTTTGCCACCTCTTCCATGATCAATACCCCATTCTCTTTGACAGTTGTGCTTCCCGATAAATCTCGTCCACAAGACGCTCAAGGGCAGCCTTACTTGCCTTGCCATTTGTAGGTGGCTGATCTGTAACAGGTTTATCAGGCTCCTTAGGTGGTGCGGGCGTCTTAGAAGGATCCGCAGTGTCAGGATTATCTCCAAGAAGAGGATGACCCTGCAAAGGTACAAAGTTCACAGGAATAATAGGCTCGTCGCCCCAAGGTACGATAGGAAGACCCAGGTCTCTACGAACGTCGTTGATCGTCATCACAGCAGTTGTGACATACGCCTTGTGCTTCTCCAGGAGCAAAGCCTCGTCCCGTGGGAGAATGTTCAGGAATTCGCATTGAATATTGTCCCCGTATAGGGGCATCAGGAACGTATTCAGGGTGCTCGCGATGTTAGCAAGGGCAGGGCCAATGGTTTGAGTCCCAAAGTTTGACTCGTCTGATTGCGCCGTTGCCTTATTGACATCCTGAACAAGACCGACTTGCGACTTGGGTACACCAAACGCTGCGAGGATCGTTTCACGAGCGTTCTCCATTTGGTTAACGAAGTCCATATCCTTATGAGAGATCCCAACTTCTTGGAAGCGAAGACCGTTAGTAGCTACCGCAACCTTATGCCAATTGTTCTGCCCACGCTGTTGCTGCTCCCACATCCTACGTAAACGGTTTACTTCTTGCCGATCCAACGAATGGTCCGTTGAAAGGTACCCACCAGGCTGAGCACTATTGCGGAAGAACTGGTAGTTATAGATCTCGGCGTTCTGATGAGCCGCAAGAGTGTACTTCAAAGCCGAAAGGGGCGACGCCCCACGATAGAAGTTCCCAGGATCGGGGTTAGGGTAAAAGAAGTGGATGATCTCTTCAGGCTTAAAGGAAACTATCTGCCCCATTACGTCATAGAGATATCCCTTAATCATCTGACCTCTAGGGCCACCAGGGACGATCTTAACAAAGGATGGAATCAGAGGATAGATTTGGGCCGGGCCGCCCACGACATTCGTGTTAATGTACCAAAATGCCTCACCAGCCAACTCCATGTGCAGGTGCAACAGCATGCGTAGCTGCATCTGTGACATCATGTCGTTGGGTCGAGCCATGACGTCAAGCAAGACGTGCTTTTTTACATACTGCTTTGTCCCGTCGGAATCGGTCGTGAAGAGGGCGAAATCAGTACTCGCACACTTCTTTGCAACGCGATTTCCACAGATGTAGACCCATCCTGCGGTCCCGTACTGTTGAAGGTACGACTCCGTGTCAGTAGCCGGCCCGACCCCCTGGTCCCCAACGCTCTCTACGTTATAGAGATAGGGAGCAGCTTGTGCTGGCATGCCAGATGCCTTTGCAATAGTCTCAACGAGGCGATGAACCCATCCGCCCTCGGAAACCTTCATTCGTCCTCCTCCCACACTGAGAGCAGGTCAGTAGCCTTCATGTTATTCTCTTCCCAGTATAGGAGAGCTTGTGTCATTGCGTCGACCTGATCGTCATGCATCCCGGTAGGGAAACGTGCACATTCATCGACGAACTCCTGTACGTCGAACGTGGCAATGTTCGTATGCGGTATCCATATATTACCTGATTCTATGTTGGGAGTCACGGCAAAGACCCGGGCCTCTTTACTATCCTTCGGATCAAAGGGTATAAGACCCGGAACGGTGCTCGCTAGAGAATCAATGACCGCAGGGCCGTTTGCCTTGGCTTCAACGATCTTCCTCCGCGCAAGGGGCCACTTTTTGGATAACTTTTCCACGGCACGTTGTGTCTGGGTAAAGGTCATACGATCACGAACCTGATCCAATAAATACCTGTTTGCCTTACGCCGCCCCCAAACTTGCCCTACGACAAAGTCGGACTGCTTTGTATCCTTAAAGGTCATATCCCAACTCTGGATGATTTCATCGAAGCTCTTAGGAAGGGTTTCGCGTACATAGTAGCTCCACCACTTACGCATGATGATTGAACCCTCAAAGGCGCTGGGCTGTTGCTGATAAAGGGACTGCCAAACGTACTTGCCCACGGAGTTGCGAATGCGTTCAAAGTCTTTCTCAGTGTATCTCTGAGGGCACAAAGCTTGCCCTATTTCCCGGCCCAGAGGATCATTGATATCATCAGCGATCGCAGGCATACTGATGATCTCCCACTGCTCATCAGACTCCTCTAGGATACGACCACCTAGGTCGTCCTCGTGCCAGCGCGTCATCATGATAACGGCTGATGCACCAGGTTCTAGACGGGTATAAGCCACCGATTGCCACCACTCCCAGGCCCTCTTACGAGCCGTGGGGGACATAGCTTCCTCGAAGTTCTTCACGGGGTCGTCAATTACTAGGATGTGAGCGCCCTTACCAGTCATTGGCCCACCGACACCTGCGGTGTTCATACTTCCACCAGAGGTAAGGGCCCAAGATTTAGCAGCACTCTGTTTGTTATCGAGAGTCACACCGAAGACATTTTCGCCCACAGAGTTCAGAACATCTCGAGCCTTCCTGCCCCACGACTCAGCGAAGTCGGCCTCGTATGAAGCCAAGATGACATGCTTGTAAGGCCAATTTCCCAACACCCATGCAGGGAAGTAATGGGAGATCAATTCACTCTTACCATGCCTGGGAGGCATGAACACCATCAATCTACGAGTACGCCCTGCCCCCACTTCGACGAGCTTGCGATTTACAACCTTTAGATGTTCATAGAGCTTCCAGCGCCCTTCAGAATGATGCTTCGCCAAGCCTGCAGGTGTAAGCTTAGCCTGCAGAAGCGGGTCATCAATCTGGAGATCTTTCAGAGTCATTGCCATTACGTAACTACCAATGGGCCAGCTTCTTTAACAGGGATCTCAGGATTATCTGTAACCTTTACTGAGACGAGGTAAGTATTCCCTGCAACGAGAGTGACTTGACCCCCAGGGCCTACTAAACAGAGTGCGTAGTACTTGCCATCAATAGTCTCCCAGGACCCTTGATACCAGGTAGCCCCAGTGAGGACGTTCGTGAGGGTAAAGGCAAACTTTACGTCGTCACCGGTCGGATTATAATCCACACCAGCCTTATCAACCTTAAAGCGTACCTTAACGTACTCTTTGGACAAGGCACTAATTTTCTCCATTATACCAGCACCTTCCTAGGCTCCCAGGAGCTCTCAACGTCTTCAGCCTCCCAAGCCTCGCTAAACGGTTGTGATACTTCCCAACAACATTGAACCGTACCCGCTTCAGAGTTACATGCAACTAGGTTAGTATCCCAACAAGTTTGAGGTGGGTCTACCTCAATATTATAAAGTGCAGGCCCTCCAAAACTCAACTCCCCAGCAGCGTACGCATGAGCATCAGCGATTATAAGGGTGACCCGAGCCCCTCGACTAAGGTCAAGAGGTTTAAGGGTTGCTGTTGCGGAAGCCTTTTCTAACGTGGGGGAACAGTAACGTTGTAGGTTGGCTGATTCGCATGTTGCGGTGGCATTAGCCTTAAGGGGTCCGAGCAAGCGGTACAGAGGTACTGGATCACAGCTCGCTTGAGCATCAGCAGGAGTCGCTTCAAGCCGCTGACGCCTTGTTACAAGGAGGAGGGAAGCTGTAGCCTTAGCATCCGCGATACGGAGGCTTGTTTGAGAAGTTTTAGTAAGGGCTGCAGTAGCTGTAGCCTTACCGTCTCCGGTCCCTGAAACGCGGTAACGTACATTGAGGACTGCCGTAGCAGTAGCCTTGACATCAGCTATATTAAGGGTTACTCGT